GCTTACACATCACCAGCAGGTTTTGAATATCCAGAAGTATTATCTACTGGTGCAGCTGAAGATTATTACGACCAATTCTTCCCAATGCAAGTACCAGATTACTTCTATCAATTTATGGATAACGAAATGTTACCATACATATTAGGTATGAGATAATGAGTGCTAGAGACGATTATATTAGAAATTTGTATGGAGGTTCATCCAGTTCATCCTCATCTGGATCATCAACAGGCACATCAGGTGGAGCCGTAGGCGGTTATACACCTCCATCAGGTGGAGGATCAGGCACAAATTATGGTAGCAATGTAGGTACAAGTGGAGTAGGTACAAATGTAAGTGGTATTGCAGATACAGAGCACTACAAATATATTACTGATCCTAAGCTAGATGAAGATGCAGGTGTTTATGAAGCAAATCAAGATGTATTTGATTATTTAGGTTTTAGATTAGATGATAAAGACGAGAGTAACGCACCCTTCACATCACCACAAGATACATACGCATCAGATTTAAACTTTATAACCGTTGATCCTGAAACAGTGCAAAAGATGGGATTGCTTGATGAATTAAAAGACAAATATGCTATTAGTGACGAAACTTTAAAATTTTACGGAGTAGATCCTAGTAATCCAGCGACTTTACCAATTGAATTATATCAAATGCTTGCAGAGGGCAGTATTGTTACCTCTATGGAAGCCATGAATCCTGCACAGATAAAAGCACGTGACAAAGATGGTAACGTTATTTTTGTAGATGAAAATGTAGGAACTTTTTCAGATCTTAAAGCTGGTGTTCACCCTTTGTTGGGTAGCATAGATAAATATTATGGAATTATGAGTGGTAGTGCTTTTCCACAACCTGCAACAGGAGGAGATGGAGGAAGAATTAATGTTGGTGGCAGCGGAGATTATGGAGCTGGTATAGCTGCAGGATTAGGTCGACGTCCAAAACAATTAGGTGATGAAGAAGGTATACCAAAAGGTTTACGTTTACTTCAATACATGGTAAACCTACACAAAGAAAATCCATATACAAAAATGGCCATACGTAAAAAAAACGGTGGCATAGTGAGTTTAGTAGGAGGTTAATATGGTATGGCAACTATTGGCTAAGCCTTTATTAGGTGTGGTCGCAGACGGAGTGCAAGGCTTCGTTAAAACAAAACAAGCAAAAGCTGAACTAAAGTTAACAGAAGTTAAAGCAGCAACTAAGCTGAAAGAGGACCAGATTGCCGGAAAAGTGGCATGGGAAGCATCAGCTGTAGATCAAATGAAAGGATCGTGGAAAGATGAGCTAATTTTAATTTGTCTTTTGGCTCCAGCCGTAGCCGTATTCTGGCCTGGCATGACACCACATATAGAAGCAGGATTTATTGCTTTACAACAGCTTCCAGATTATTATAAACATTTATTATATATTGCGTGCTCAGCAAGCTTTGGCATAAAGGGAGCTAAAGGTGCAATGGGTCTAATTAAGAAAAAATAGGAGATATTATGAAAAAAGTAGATAAAAAGAAAAACCCTGGATTAGCAAAATTACCAACTAAGGTTAGAAACAAAATGGGTTACATGAAAAAAGGTGGTAAAGTTGTGTCTAAAATGGGCGGCGGAATGATGAAAAAAGATCCAATGGCTATGGGATACAAAGATGGTGGTTCAAAAAAAGATACACACGTAACTAAAGATGGACGCACTGTTAAAAAAGGTTTGTACTATTACATGAACCGCGCTAAAAAAAGAGGCACTAGTAAACCTGGCAAAGGTACTGTTACAGATAAAGCATTAAAGCAATCTGCTAAAACAGCTAAAAAACCAGCTAAAAAAAGTGGCTAAGAAAAAATCGTTATCACAAAAAAGAAAAGCCAAGTCAGATAAAAATCCAAAAGGCATAGCAAAAGGATGTGGTATGGTTTTAGAAGGTAAACGTAAAAAAACAAAGTATGCGTAAAACAGCTAAAAAGAAAATAAAAAAAGTAATTAAAGGTTTAAAAAAAGCTTCTAAATTACATGCCGGACAAGCAAAATCTTTAAAGTCAATAGTAAAAAAGAAAAATGGCTAAAACAGCAGCATGGCAAAGAAAAGAAGGTAAAAGTAAATCTGGTGGTTTAAATAAAAAAGGTGTTGCATCTTATCGTGCAGCTAACCCTGGTTCTAAATTAAAAACTGCCGTTACAACAAAACCATCTAAATTAAAAAAAGGTTCTAAAGCATCGAAAAGACGTAAGTCATTTTGTGCAAGAATGGAAGGCATGAAGAAGAGAAGAACCAGTGCAAAGACAGCTAGAGATCCTAACTCTAGAATAAATAAATCTTTGCGTAAATGGAATTGTTAGTATATAGACCAATTAATGAGAGATGAAACAGCGATCTATATAATCTTGAAAAAGATTAGAGCTCGCAAAGAGGAGTTGAAAGAAATCATAGCAGCTGGATTACCTGGTTGGGATGAGTACAATAGAACCGTAGGCGAGTATAAGGCCTATGCAATAATGGAACAGGAGATTCAGGACCTGCAGAAAGATGAGGACAACGATGACAGAAAAGGAACTGCCAAAGCGTAGATTTGCGCTTGAAGAAAAAGATTTGTCAGTAGAAGCTGATGAAAACAATAAAGTAGCTGAAGACAAAGAAAATAAATTTCTTAAAAAAATTCAAGAAGACGCTACTTCTAATATAGAACATTTACCAGACGAAAAAATTTTAGATAGGCTACCAGATCCAACAGGTTGGCGTATGTTAGTATTACCTTACAAAGGACAAGGTAAAACTAAAGGTGGTGTAATATTGACAGATGAAACGATGCAAGAACGTGGATATACCACGGTAACAGGATTGGTTCTTAAAATGGGGACAGAATGTTATGATAATAAAGAAAGGTTTCCAAATGGACCTTGGTGTAAGAAAGGTGATTGGATTATATTCGGTCGTTATGCTGGATCTAGGTTTGGGATAGAAGGTGGTGAAGTGAGAATACTTAACGATGACGAGATAATTGCTGTGGTAAAAGACCCAGAGGATATCTTGCAATTCAGATAAACAGGAGGATAAATGCCTGCAGACGCACAACCAAAAGTAGAATCACAGACTGAAGCTGATGCCAAGATCGTTGATTTACCATCAGATGGTCCATCAGTTGATGTAGAACTACCTGAGGAAAAACAGACTAAAGTAGAAACCCAGCCACAAGAAGAAGTTGTAGTTGAGGAAAGTGCATCTCAAGGAGAGATGGATGACTACGGCAAAAAAGTTCAATCTAGGATTGATAAACTAACTAAAAAACTAAGAGAGTCTGAACGAAGAGAACAAGCTGCAATAGAATTTGCTCAAGGATTACAATCAGAGCAAGCTAAATTGCAACAAAAAACACGCCAGTTAGATACTGGGTATGTAAATGAATTTGCATCACGTGTTGAAGCACAGACAGCAGAAGCTAAAAAACAGCTAAAAGATGCAATGGATACTGGTGATATAGACGCACAAGTAGAAGCACAGCAAAAAATAGCACGTTTAGCAGTAGATGCTGATAGAGCAAAGAAAAGCTTGGATCAACGTGAAAGACTAAAAAAAGAAATGGAGGCACGTGGAGTTGACCCAAATCAACCTCAAATGCCTGTACAACAACCTCAACAAGCTCCACAACCAGCAGCTCCACCTGATCCTAAAGCAGAAAGCTGGGCAGAAAAGAATGATTGGTTTGGAACTGATGAACCTATGACACTCACGTCTTTTTCAATTCACCGTAAATTAGTTGAAGAAGGGTTTGACACGAAGTCAGATGAGTATTATAGTGAGATTGACAAAAGAATGAGGGAAACTTTTCCTCATAAATTTGAACAAGTTTCTACGCCGACGCAAACTGTTGCTCCTGCAACCAGAAGCACTCAGCCAGCCAAGCGCCAAGGTACTGTGAGACTCACACCATCACAAGTAGCCATAGCAAAAAAACTAGGTGTGCCACTAAGCGAATATGCGAAGTACGTGAAGGAGTAGGCATATGAATACAAATACAAAAAATAAACTACCATCACGCGAGTCTGAAACCCGAGTTAAAACCGAACGAAGGAAACAATGGGCTCCACCATCACAGTTAGATGCACCACCCGCACCTAACGGTTTTAAACACCGTTGGATTAGGGCCGAAACGATAGGACAGATGGATTCAAAAAATGTATCCGCTAGAATGCGTGAAGGATGGGAGTTTGTCAGAGCTGACGAATACCCAGACACTGAATGGCCACAAATGGAATCGGGTAGATACCAAGGTGTCATAGCTGTTGGAGGTTTGATGCTAGCAAGAATTCCTAATGAGATTGTCGAGCAGCGAAAAGAATATTTTGCACAAGTTGCGCAAGATAAAGATGACGCTGTTGCAAACGATCCTCTGAAGGACCAACACCCTAGCATGCCTGTACATAATGAAAGCAGGCGATCTCGCGTAACATTTGGTGGCGGTAAGAAAAACTAGTTTTTTCTCCCCATAAGTTACAAAATGACACATTCATGGTGAGTGTGTTGTAACAATTACTATGAGGATAAAATCATGGCTAATATTGACGCGGCCTTTGGGTACAGACCTATTGGAAAAGTTGGTAGTGGCGTTCAAAACATGGGTACGACTATGTACACCATCGAAGACAATTACAGTACATCTATTTTTAAAGGTGATCACGTAATGCAGTCTGGTGGGTATGTAATTGCTGGAACAGCTTCCGGCGCTACGAACCTAGGTGTTTTTAACGGTTGCTTCTACATTGACCCAGTAAGTAAAAAACCTACATGGTCAAATTACTACAGTCAGACTAATGTAACCAGTGCTGGTTCCATATCTGGCTCAACTAATATAGACGCGTACATCTATGACGATCCGTACATGCTTTTCGAAGCTCAATGTGATGGCACTATTGCTAAAACTGATATTGGTAAAAATACTGATTCAGTATTAACAACTGGTAGTACTGTAACTGGACAATCAAAAAATGAAATTGATGATTCAACAGAAGCAACTACTGCTGGACTACAGGTCAAAATCATTGGGATTACAAAAGATCCAGAAAACGATGATGCTTCAAGTGCAAATGCTAACTGGTACATTATGTTTAATGAACACGTTAAATTGGGCACTGGTATCACTGGAACATAATAGCTAGAGGAGAGATATAATGGCAATTTCAAGAATGCAATTGGTCAAAGAACTCGAACCTGGCTTAAATGCCTTGTTCGGATTAGAATATGACCGATACGAAAACCAGCACACAGAAATTTTCGATGAAGAAAGTTCTGATCGTGCATTTGAAGAAGAAGTAATGCTAGGTGGGTTTGGCAATGCAGAGGTAAAACCAGAAGGTTCTGGTGTTGTTTATGAAGCAGCACAAGAGACTTTCACTGCACGCTATACACACGAAACCATTGCTTTGGCTTTCTCATTAACTGAAGAAGCCGTAGAGGATAACCTTTACGACAAAATCAGCACAAGATATACAAAAGCATTGGCACGTTCAATGGCTAACACTAAACAGATTAAAGCTGCTAACGTTCTTAACAGAGCGTTCAACAGTTCTTTTCTTGGTGGCGATGATAAGGAGCTTTGTGCTACTGAT